AGTCGCCGTTCTAAAACGGTAGATGATTTTATTAGCGAGAAATCTACCAGTGGGGAATAGAAAATATAAATATGAAGATTTCTCTGATATCATTGATGCTACTATAAGAAAGTTTAGATCTAAGTGGCAATTAAATGCGATCAATTGGTTTGATTTCTCTGATGTAGAGCAAGTTATTAAAATACACATCCACAAAAAGTGGGATATGTGGGATCAATCACTTCCTCTTGAACCATGGATAGCGAGAATAGCTTCCAATCAAATTAAAAACATAATTAGAAACAATTATACTAATTATGTTAAACCTTGTATGCAATGCAAGTTTAACATGGGTGATAACCTTTGTTCTTGGACTCGTAGTGGCAATCAAAATATGAGCTGCGAAATGTATGCAAAATGGTCGAAGCAAAAGAAAGCTGGGTATGGGATTAAATTGCCTGTTGCTTTAGAAAATCATATAAAAGAAATAGATTCCCAGCCAGATACATCTATTCATTTTGATTCGGCAATAGAAAGATTAAATGAATTATTAAAAACTCAATTAAGTAAAGAACATTATACTGTTTATATAATGTTATTTTTCGAAGAGAAACCCGAAGAAGAAGTTGCTAAATTCATGGGTTATAAAACAAATGAAAAAAACAGAAAAGCTGGATATAAACAAATAAAAAATCTTAAAAAAATGCTGAGAGAAAAAGCTGAAGAAATAATTAGAGATAATGATATTATAATAGAATAACAATGTTAACTGAATTACAAAAACAGCAAATTATTGATACATACAGATCTACTTCTGATTTGAATGAGATCACTCGTCGCGTTTTCGATAACCCAGACATTGACGGTAGAAGTAAAGAAGGACGTTTGATCAGGCAATTCATGATCGAAAATCAACTCAAATTCAAAACCGCTAGACGAGAGAAGAAAGAAGGGATTGAGTTTACTCAAGAACAAAGAGATTTTATTATTAAACAAGGTAATGATGGATTATCTTCTTTGAAGATTGCCGAAATACTTTTCCCAAAGAAAGAGATTAAACCACTTTCTCTAGAGCAAAGAGGCGTTCTAGATATCCTCAGAGAAGCAAATCCAGACTATACACCATCTCAAGATACTGATGCCTCACTCAGTAGTTACGTTGCCCCTAAGTCTACTGGGCGCATCGTCAAAAAGATCAACGATGCCACTGGGTTATTTTTGGAAGAAGATAAATTAAATAGGCAACATAAAAACTGTGTTGATAAATTGGGGATAAATCTCAATAATTCTAGATTTGTTAAAATTGTTAATAATTACACATCTAAAGATGATCGTGAGTTATTTGAACAAGAGTTTATTCGTTTAACTTGGGATAAGCCAGATTTAACCGCAGACGAACTCAACTTATATATGAACGTCTGTAAAGAAGTTATTAATTTAGAAGTTGTTAGTAAACACTTAAATAAACTTAATGATTTATTTGATATTGCTAACGACCAAGAAGAAATGAGTATAAGACTTGCAGAAATTATTAAAGCTAAAAGCTCTGAATATCATCAATGTGAAGGTCGAATCGAAAATCTTACAAAAAAGTTACAGGGAGATCGTTCTGAACGAATGAAGAATAAGCATAAGGAAAATGCATCTATTCTTTCTTTGGTTCAATTCTTCCAAGATGAAGAAGAACGAAAAAATATGGTAAGAATAGCTGAAATGCAAAAAGAAGTTATTCAGAAGGAAGCTCATAGATTAGAGGGAATGTCTGAATTTAAAGCAAGAGTACTTGGAATTTCTCAAGATGATGTCGTTTAAATGTAAAGAGTGCGGACAGGAGTTTCCTGCCCTAAAAAGCCTTCATACGCATATCAAAAAGCATGATATGCTGTTGGGTGAGTATTATGTTAAAAACTATCAGCGTAGAAATAAATTAACTGGCGATTTAATGCAGTTTAAAAACTACGATGAATACTTTGAAAAAGATTTTAGCAATCGTGATCAATTATTAAAATGGTGTGACTCTGCTCCATTCTCAGAAGTTTCTGATTATATAATTAAAATTTTAAAAGACCGCATAGAAAAAAAAGAATTAAAATATGCGCCAAACTCAATAGAGTTATATACCAATCAACTCCCATCAATAGATGTTTATAAAAAATTCTATGGAAGTTATACTGATGCTTGTAAAAAATGTTTAGTGGAACCAATGTTTGGTGGAAAATTTCCAAAAGAATTTCATAACGATTACTCAAAAATTAAAATCTTTATAGATACAAGAGAGCAAAAGCCACTTCCTTTTAAAAATTTTGAGAAATTAAAACTAGATGTTGGTGATTATGCCGTTGGTGGCGAGCATTATAGCTATACTTATGTAGATAGAAAGTCTTATGATGATTTTTGCAATACAATGGGTAATGGTTATGAAAGATTTCGTAGAGAATTAGAAAGATGTAGAAGTCTTGGATCTTATTTATTTGTTGTAATTGAAACAGATTTATATAAAATGGAAAAAAAGAATATCTTTACTCCACAAAAAGTAAATTTAAAATATGTTTTTCATAATATGAGGACAATACAGCATGACTTTAGAGATTGCTGCCAGTTTGTATTTAGTGGAAATAGAGGCAATAGTACGCTTCTTATTCCAAAGCTTTTGGTTTTAGGTAAAAAAGTCTGGAATACAGATATACAATATTTCTTAGATTCTGGCGTAATGAATTATTTTGAAAGGAAAAAATCATGAGTTGGGAAGCTGGTAATCAAAAATTAAATAAAAAATTTAAAAACATTAATCAAGAAATACTTGATACAAAAGGTTTTATTGACGAGAAGAAAGCTAAAATTTTATTATATAAATTTTTAAAAGAAAACCCATCTTTCTCTTCTGAATTAATTACTGGCGTTTCGCTATTTCCATTCCAGCACATGGCAATTAAAGCAATGATGGAAACTGATTACTTTTTGGGGATATGGTGTTTAGAAGAAAATGAATATGTCTTATCAAAAAATGGATTTAAAAAAATTAAAGAGATCCAAATTGGAGATTATGTCAGATCAAGAAATGAAATTAATCTTGTTTCAGATAAAAAAGAAAATCCAGAAGAACAAGGTTTAGATATAAAACTACAATCTGGCGATAGTTTTAAAGCAAAAATCGGTCATAAAGTTTTAGTTTATGATGATGGCGAGTTTGTTTTTAAAGAAATTGAAAATTTAAAAATTGGAGATTCTATTCCAATTAAAATAGCTACTGAAATATGGGGCGATAAAGATATAACTGAAGGATCTAAAGTAAACCGCTCTCCATATTTATTTTATTTACTTGGCTATGTTTTAGGAGATGGATGGGTTAATCAAGATGGAATTCATTATTGTTCTGAACATTTTGAAGTACAAGAAACTTGCCTAAAGTTTTTAAGAGATAATTATTTAAAAAGTTATGCGAGACAAAGAACAAAAAATTTAAGTTTTTATGAATATTCGATATTTAATAGAGAGATTGTTTCTTGGTTAGAAAGTATAGGTTGGGATAAATCTTTAAAATCAAAAGATAAAGTTATCTGTGATTCCATTTTACAATGTTCTAGAAATGAATTATGCGCACTAATTGGGGGATTGTTTGATGCTGATGGCTATGCTTCATATTTATCTACTAGCAGTAAAGTTGGTTTAAAAAATACTTCATTACAACTTCTTAGACAGATTAAAATGATTTTAAATAATCTTGGAATAATATCTAATTTAAGAAAATCGGGTGAGCATAAAGGAGTCTCATATTATGATTTAGTTATATCAAATGATGTTAGCTCTTTGAGAGAGTTTCAAGATTCAATAGACTTTCAAGTTTTTCACAAAAAAAGCAATTTGGAAAAAATTATTAATAGATCAAAAAATAGAAATTATCAAAACAACTTAATACCAAATTTTTGTGAAATTATTAAAAAAGATGGTCCAAAAGAAAAAGTAACTGGTAAAAGAGGATCTTGGAGTAAAAACTTTTCTCAAAATAATTTTGATTCACTTATAAATATTTCTGATGAAACTCGCCAAATTATTAATAATATTAAAAATGAAAATGTTGTATTTTCACCAATTAAATCAATAGACAGTTGTCTTGTTAAGTCTATAGATATTACTGTAGAAAATGAAGAATGTTATGTTGGTAATGGTTTTGTTCATCATAATTCTCGTGGTATGAGTAAATCTTTCTCTACTGCAATCTTCGCTATTCTAGATGCAATTTTAAATCAAGGTGTTCATATTGGAATTATTAGTAAATCGTTCAGACAGTCTAAAATGATCTTTCGCAAAATTGAAGAAATATCACGCAGTCCTAAAGCTGGATTTTTATCACAATGTATTAATAGAATATCAAAGACTAATGATGAATGGGTCATTGAAATTGGAAGAAGTAAAATTACAGCATTACCACTTGGTGATGGTGAAAAACTCCGTGGTTTTCGTTTCCAAAGAATGATTATCGACGAGCTTCTTTTGATGCCAGAAAAGATTTTAAATGAAGTTATTTTACCATTCCTTTCTGTTGTAGAGAACCCAACTGAAAGACAAAAATTATATGATTTAGAGTCAACACTAATTCAACAGGGTAAAATGTCTGAAGATGATCGTTATCGCTGGCCAAATAATAAAATTATTGGATTATCATCAGCAAGTTATAAATTTGAATATCTTTATAAATTATATCAACAATACGAATCATTGATTTTAAATAATGCTGAAAAAGATAATGCTCATAGAGTGATTATGCATTTTAGTTATGATTGCGCCCCAGATCAATTATATGATCAGAACTTAATTAACCAAGCAAAAGCTACAATGAGTCAATCTCAATTTGATCGTGAGTTTGGAGCTGTATTTACTGATGATAGTTCTGGTTACTTTAAAGTAAGCAAAATGGCGCTTTGTACTATACCTGATGGAGAAGGTCAAAGCGTTGAGGTTATAGGAGATCCTACAGCACAATATATATTAGCATTTGACCCCTCTTGGTCAGAGAGCGATGGCTCAGACGACTTCTCTATGCAATTAATTAAAATTAATCCAGAAAAAAGAAATGGTACAGTAGTTCATAGCTATGCGCTTTCTGGAACAAATTTAAAAAAGCATATAGAATATATTCATTACTTAATTACTCATTTTAATATTGTTTCAATTGTTGGTGACTATAACGGCGGTGTTCAATTTATTAATTCTTGTAATGAAAGTGAAATATTTAAAAAGGCTGGCATTAAATTAGATATGTTTGATGCAGATTTCGATAACCCACAAGAATACGATAAAGCCCTTAGAGATGCAAGAAATCAATACAATATATCTACCAGAAGAATAGTTCACTTAAGAAAACCAAGTTCAGCTTGGATTAGATACGCTAATGAATCACTACAAGCTGCATTTGATCATAAAAGAATATGGTTTGCTGGCGCAGCAATGGATGAGGCTTATAATAAACAAAGGTTAGCTAATATTCCGATTCAAACATTAAAATTTTCTAGACACGATGACGAAAAAGAATCGGGTGCTAGACAAATTGATTTTATTGAGCAGTTGAAAGATAATATTGAACTTATTAAAGTACAATGCGCACTTATTCAAGTGAATACATCAGCTCAAGGAACTCAAAGTTTTGATTTGCCACTGAATTTGAAAAAGCAAAGAGGAGCAGATAAAGCCCGAAAAGACTCGTATTCTACATTAGTTTTAGGAAACTGGATGATGCAGACATATTTTGATATGATTAATCTTCAAGAACAGAACGTTCAAGCCACATTTACACCAATGTTTATTAATTGACTTTTAAAGTTAACTTTTTAACATTTCTGTGTAAAATAGTAAAAGTATGAGCGGCTCAAAAAGACATTATAATAAAAAGTCAGATTATTGGACAAAATTTAATAAAGTACAATCTCCGATAACTCAACAACAAATGGAAGGTTATGAGCCACAATTATGTGGAGAGCCATTTTATGTATCTAATGCTACATCAAATACTAAAGAATTAATTTTTAGTAAAGCTTCTTATTCTCGCAGGAGCGGAGAAAGTCCCACTGGATCTAGAAAAAATGTAGCCGCAATGACTTCAACCACAGATAGGTTTGGAAGTATTAGAAATGGTTTGCTTCCATATAACTATGCCATGGATGGCGTTAATGTCCGCGAAGCTATTGAACTTTGTCAAAAAGCTTATGCTAATGTCGCCGTCTTTAGAAATGCTATAGATATTATGTCTGAGTTTGCAAACACAGAAATTTATCTTGAAGGTGGTACTCAAAAAAGTAGAGAATTTTTCACAGAATGGTTTAAAAAAATCAAATTATGGAATTTAAGCGATCAATATTTTAGAGAATATTACAGAAGCGGTAATATCTTCTTATATAGAGTTGACGGTAAATTTAAAACAGATGATTTTGCTAAATTAGTTAGTCAGATAGGTATTTTGGGAAATAACAAAATACCACTTAAATATATTTTACTCAATCCATTTGATATCGTTGCAAAAAGAAGTTCCACTTTTGCTACTGGTGCGTATGAAAAGATTTTATCAGAATATGAATTAGCTAGACTTCAAAATCCAGTAACAGAAGAAGATAAAGAAATTTTAGACGCAATGCCATCTTCTGTTAAAAAAGATATCAAAAAAGGTGCATATTACACAGATGGATTAAAAATTGAACTCGATCCAAAAAGATTAACATATTCATTTTATAAGAAACAAGATTACGAACCATTTGCGGTTCCATTTGGATATCCAGTACTTGAAGATATTAATGCTAAAATGGAGCTTAAGAAAATGGATCAAGCGATTACTCGTACTGTAGAAAATGTTATTTTATTAATAACTATGGGTACTGAGCCAGATAAAGGTGGCATTAATGCTCAAAATTTATCTGCAATGCAAAGTTTATTTAAAAATGAAAGTGTTGGAAGAGTATTAGTTTCAGACTATACAACAAAAGCTGAGTTTATTATTCCAGACTTAGGAAAAGTTTTAGGTTCTGAAAAATATAAAGTTTTAAATGAAGATATCAAACAAGGTCTTCAAAATATTGTAATTGGTGAAGAAAAATATAGCGCCACAGAAGTTAAGGCTCAAATATTTATTGATAGATTAAAAGAATCTAGAAATGCATTTTTAAATGATTTTTTACAAGTTGAAATTAATAGAATTGCTAAAGAATTAGGATTTAGATCGTGTCCAATAGCAAAATTCCGCGACATTGATATGAGAGATCAAACTCAACTTATGCGTGTTACAACAAGACTTATTGAGCTTGGTGTTCTTACTCCGCAACAAGGAATGGACATGTTCCATACTGGTCAATTTCCAAAAGCAAAAGAGATTTCTCCAGCTCAAAATACATTTAATGAAGAAAGAAAAGAGGG